GTGTTCCATCCGCTTCAAAAAAACGGCCTCCTTTGCTCAAATTGCATGATTGACACAATTGCCTCAAATTCCACACCTCATCGCCTCCACCGAGCCTTTTCGGGATGATGTGATCAACGTGCATTGGGCCTTCACTCTGGCCACACATCTGACAACATCCATCACGCCTTAGCACCATCTCCCGAATGGTACGCCAACGGCTTGTGCTGCCGCCTTTCCATGCCTTGCTCATCAATGCCACCCATGCTTTTGCCAATGTGCCCATGCATTACAGCTTGATCCATGCCGTGCTTTGATATAGCGCAAAGACCAGTCAATCATTCTGAACCCATCAAGGTTTTGATACTTAGGATTGTTCATCTGGCCCAAACCAAAGTGTTTGCCATTTGGATTGATAGCTTCAACTCTCCAATTGCTTTCTTTTGTGATCAGCATATTGAAACATTGAAATTGTTTGTAATTTACAATTCTTGAATGTGCATAAAGCTTAAGAGAATCAATTGATGTTGTTGTATTGACATCTTGTGCAGCTGTGGCCGATGTGGTACCCACTAGGCATAGCGCGGCCCATAGCACCATACGTTGCGCCCGGGATACTTCGTGCCTCGTCCCGTCTGCAAGTCTGGAGCGTACCAATGCTGTCAAGTAGCGAGCGTAATTTTGGGCGATTCCAACAGGTTTCGCACACCTGTGCATAACTCCTGTGGATAACTTATGCATCTTTGCCCCATCCAATACCTTTGAAAGTAATGCCGGTGATGCTATAGATCCGCTCTGTTACCACATTGCATTTACGGCAATCTGGAGCAGTTATATCACCATCTGCATTGATGTCACGATTGATGCCATAAGTAGCTGAACACACCGAGCATTTGAATTCATAGTACGCCATCTGATAGCTCCTTGATCCGGGAATCATCAACAATCTTGATGCCAAATGTGCCACAGCTCATGCATTGTGCAAACCATTCATGCGATGTTAATTCTGCACCTTTTTTTAGGCCATGGCGTTGCTTTGGCTTTCCATAAAGCTTTGAACAGATAGAACAATCAAATGACAGAATGTGCATAGTTACTCCTTTGTAATGTCTCAATAGGTTGCAGATTGATTTGTGGCACCGACCAATTGTTTTGGGATGCGTTTCGATAGCGCGGCTTTTTGCATACGGCCACCGGAATCCAGCCCACAATGTGCATCTTTGGTGAATTGCCTACAACCAACACGGCAACGTCTCGATCATGTCGATCCGATTCCTGAATCCACAAATTAGATGCTGGATTGGCTGACCATTTAACCTCAATGTGCTCTCCCACATCTGCTCTTGATTTGTCATGTGATTGTCCGGGTTTGTAGTCATAACCCAATCGCTTTGCTACCACCCATTCAGCTGACATGGCCTCGGCCATTTGGGCCACATACTCAAACCATGATTTTGTTTTTTGCAACCTAGTCTCATGATCACCGGTTTTGTTTGTGCAATGTTCAATTGCTGCAAAGTAGCATTTGATTTCTTCCATGCGTGTGATCATCTGCAATCACCACAAAACCAAATGATGTTATCTGTTGAGTCATAGCCTTTTTGAAATCCGAATTTGTCGAATTTGGTGAGCTTTGAACACTTATCGCATTGCTCTACTTTGTATTCCTCAACAACTTTGCCTTGAAAGTAAAGCCGGGCAATTTTTGTTTGTGGATTTATGATCTCCATGAAATCGCTCATACCTGTGGCTCCCATTTGCCGGTTGATCGCAATACATACCAAACTGGCTGGCATTGAGTGGCCTTTGTGCGCTCTGTGCAGAAATAGCCGCCCCATGATTTTGGTGAGCCGTCATGTGATTGCTTCCAGACCCGATCTCCATGCGAGCAAGTCGGCACATCATTGGCTGACCATTGTGCAACCTCTGATGATCCAAATGATGGCGTTCCTGATAACTCAGCTTCTCCAGCTGTTTGATAACTAGGCACATCGCCATGCTTTGTTGTCCAGTAGTCATAATCGGCTTTCGGTGCTGGGCTTTTGATTAGTGTCATAACCTCTTTGGTGGCCTTTTCCGCGCCTCCCATGACCAACGCCATTACACGCATCAAAGCTGATGTGACTGTATCCTCAACAAACCAGCGTTTCATATTGGCGTTATAGGCAGCCTGATAGCCGTAGGCGAAATCGATGCCGGCCGGCTCAATCTCCGTTTGATTACGCCATGCCGCTGCACGGACAAGGATTGATCCTTTCTCTGGATCGAAATTGACGATTGTGGCCTCAAGTCGGCCTTCCGGATAAGTCTTGATCCAGCGATCTGTGCGCTCTTTGTTGCCTTCATAACCATCCATAAACGCGGCCATTATTTTGCCACCTTGTCATGGTTTGAAATGTGGCGTGATATGGCTCGGCCTCTCCGGTAGCCGTTTCGCTCACCTTCTTTAAATCCGACTGAGTAAGCCATGACAGCCCACAAGCTGCCAGCAATCAAGCAAAAGATTGCAATTGAGATTTCGTTCATTTTTTTGCTCCCGTTTCTGTTAGTGGGAGCAAGCCACACATGGCTTCCAAACGATCTATGACTTGCTCCCAAATAAAGAGTGACAGCAAAGCCTGACAAATTCAACAATCATGCTCAAATTGCGGCGTGTCGCTACTCCATTAGCCGCATATAAAGTGCATCAACGCGCGATTCAATTCGATTGACTTGATCTTTCAAACTGGTACCGCCATTGGGTGTTAGCTCACGCAAAATGGATCTAACCAAAAGTCGCATTGACGAATAAACAGCTGCCAGTATCGTGATTACAAATCCACCAACAGCCGTCCATTCGCCCACACTCATTTTTTGATACCGAATGTCACATCGTTTGGATTAGCCCATCGAGCTAGTACCGGCACAATGCCAGCAACAAGGCCCATAGCCAGATCCTTTGGATTGGTGTTGCCGGTCATATAAACAGCCAAACAACCTGCAACCGCGCTTCTAGCCCATGAGGCTGCCGCTGCTTTGAATTGATCCATTATTTTTCTCCTTTTGGTCGATCCGGTAAATCACCGGTAAAAGGCTCATAATTTGGCCGGCCATAACCGACCACAAATGAGCGTGCTCCCAAAGCTCTTGATTTAACCATAACCTCACCGCCATTGCGTTGATTTCCGGCAGCTGATGTGTTGCCTTCAATAGTCACAATTTGTTTTTCTGAACAGCGGATCACCAAACCAATGTGATTAATGATTGTTTTGTCATCATCAACAAAATCAAAGAAAACAAAATCACCGATCTTTGGTGTGGTGTGCCATTGCTTCAATTCTTTAAATGCTGAGGCTCCAACCCGGGTGCTCACCACATTTGGCACCTTGACACCGGCTTGATCTGCACACCAATTGAGAAATGACCCACACCAAGGCAGCTTGTCTGCCTTCATGTGTTTGCCATACTTTGTCTCATTGTTGCCGGTTTCAGCTGTACCAACCTCAGCTAGTGCAACCTCTATCAAACGCGGCAATGTGCCTTTTGGAAATGTCATGACAAAAGTTTTGCTTCATCATCTGTGATGCCAAGTTTTGCAAGTAATGCGGCTCTTGCCTCGGCCTTTTCCAATGCTGCGTTTTGCGCGGCTAGATCGGCAGCTTTGGCCGCTTCATAATTTGCAAATTCTGTTTCGTTCATTTCACGCTCAATAAATTCATCAGTTTCAGTGTTATGAATTGCGATAATTGGTTTTGTCATTTAATTCACCCCGTAGATTTGGATTGTGCCTTGTGCTGCAAATGTATTTGATACAGTCGTGATTTTGAGTGTGCTCACCGCGCCCACACCTGTTGCGGAATAAGTTGAACCGCCAAAAGTTGCATAACGATAGTTTCCATTTGTAACACCATAAACACCATAGCTTCCAGTAATTGCTTTTTGGAGTGATGTTGATGCATAGTTATAAACCCAAAAAGAGGAACTATTTGTGCCTATGCCTGATGTTTGGCTGACATCTTTTGCAATATATCCTTGACTATTGCCAGTTAAGTTTGCGGATGTTAATGGGCTTGTACCATTAAAAGCAACCTCTGTTTGTCCAATTGGAATGTTAGTGGCACCCGATGTTTCTAAATATAATTGGATGTCACCCGATGTGAGTGGTCGAAAGTTATTAACAGTAACAAAGAGATGTTTATAAGTTTGATTAATTGAAGTCACCGAAATTGTTCCGGCAGCTGTGATGTTGGTTGTTGATAATAAAGTAAATCCACCGCCTGCCGCTGGTGTTGCCCACGATGGGATTCCGCCTGCGACTGTTAGAACTTGACTAGTCGATCCGATTCCTAATCTTGCCAAAGCTCCTGATCCCGTGCCATATACCAAATCTCCATTAGTCGTTAAAGTGCTCACCGTTGGTGTGGTCAATACTGGGCTTGTCAATGTTTTGTTTGTCAATGTCTGAGCTGTAGTCAAATCAGCTGTAACAGCTGTATTTATTGAAAGCGTAACCGCGCCCGATGTGCCGCCACCAGATAAACCTGTGCCGGCCGTCACCTCTGTTATATCTCCCGGATTTGGTGTTGTCCATACAAAATCCATGTTGGTGTTGCTGTTTTTTGCAAGAATTTGGCCAGTAGTGCCACCTTTGAGATCAGCCAATGATGTATCAACCGCTTGACCAAAAACCTCAAAATCAGCTGGCAAATCCGTGACCAAATCCGTGGCCGTTGGCATTTGCCATCCAAAGTTGCTCGTTGGATTACTCATTTTTCCTCCTTAAGCCACAATTGTGGCATTGATCCAATCCAATGTTGGATTGGTTGTATTCCATTTTTCTGTTATCGGAACATCGTTCCATCGCATGGCTTGCAATGAGAATGAAACCGGTGACACAATCATGGAAAGGCTAACTTGATTATACGCGGCCGAAAATGTCCAGCCTTCAACAAAACCCAAGAAATCTCCAGAATTCATATTCAATGGCAGATTGGAGATATTAACCGGCATCCCCATAAAAACATTGATCAAGTCATCCCGATCCGCATCGTCAAGCTCTGGATTTGTAAGCTCAAAAGTGATGTTGTTAAAATTAAATCGTGGGTTGGCTCTGAGTGTTAGGTAAAAATCTGCCTGATCTTGAGCATCTGCCGCATTGTGCAAAGTGGTGCTAATAATCTGCGAAAGTTGCCCATATAGCCCAATCGATTCGGTGTCGGAGGCTGATTTCTCTGATGATGATGTTGCACCATATTTCAAAGTAATTGAATTTCTCACATCACCGGCACGCTGTTGGATGCTTAAACCCGGTGCCACAGCATGATTAGCTGTGAGATCAACATAGCCATTGGCGGCCAAATAAGTTGCTCGGTGTGTGCTATCTGCATACCCAATTTGGCCAACCGAGTTTTCGTAGATATAGCCCAATCCGGATGTGGCCAAAGCCGAAACCAAAGAATAAACATCTGTCCGGTTGCTTGATCTAGCTGCAAGCTCATAATTGCCCGGACGATCAATTTCACCCAATCCAGAATTCTGAGCTGTGGCCCATGTTATTGCCGCTGGATAGGTTGCCCATGTCAATGCCTGTGGCACCTCTTGCCATGAATCAAACAACACAGCCTTCAAAATGTCATAAATCTGATCACCATCAAATTTTTTGGATAAAACACCATTGGTCAATGCTTTTGGCAATCTAGCCAATGCACCCAATGCAATGATGTTGATGCGCTGCGCGTAAGCTACCGATCCAACCTCGGCCACGGAGATGCCAACCTCGATAACCGACCCACCAAAGATCGGCACAAATGTAGCCGTGGAATCTTGCAATTCAATGGTAAGAGAATCATTGATGTGGATTGGCACATTTGATTGATCTAGATTGATAATTTCAAGATTTGTGTAGCCTGCCTGAGCCTGTTCATAAATGTTTGTCCGGCCGCTTGTAATCGTTAAATTTGCCAAAATGGCTGTTTGGTATTGAACACCGCCAATTGTCACGCGCCAAACTGGATTGAAAATACTCATGAGAATTGCAAGCTATTTGCGCCGCCTGTGCCGCGATAGAAACTATTGTTGAGCACATTAATGATGCTGCGTGCTGTGCCTTCCGGATCAATGGCACCTGTCACGTTGAGATTGATTGTGGTTTTGCCACCGCCCAAGCGATTGTTTGGCGTGATCATGCCGCTGGAATTTGGCGTAAATAGCTCTGGGCCGCGCTCTCCGACAAGATATGAGGTACCGGATCGAACAGGCCCACCGGCAGCTTTACCGCCTCCAAATGCGCCAATTATCGATCCAATTGCGCCAGCCTGACCCAAAAACAAATTTTTGTTTTGATTTATCAAATTCACAATGTTGGTCATTTGTGTGTAAGCCTTATTGAGAAAACCGACCAATTGAGAAAAACCAACAATCAAGGTTGCAACCAGCGTTGCTATGCCTTCAAGTGCAATCCGGAAATTGTTGCCCATAAGTGGTGCAAGATAGGTTTTCACAAACTCCCACAAAGCCCGAAAACCATCATTCAAAGGCTTCAATTCTGTTGAATTCTCTGTCAAGGCTTTTTTGATCTTGTCAAAGGCTACTCTTAAGCCTTCTAAAACAGGCCCCACAACGGCTCCAATGGCTGGAATTACATCGCCATATAAGAAACCCCACCAAGCCTTGAAAATAGGCAGAATGTCATCGCGTAAGGCTTCAAAGATTGCGCTAAATGCTGGCCCCAATGTTTTGCCCAAGCTCTCTGCAAATTGCGTGACAGCTGGTATGCCTTTATCAACAAACGCGCTGATCAATGGTGTGATAGCATCCAGCACATAAGCTCCAACAGTTTCTTTGGCTTCATCAAATGCAACATTAAGCCGAGCCATTTTGCCGGCAAATGTGTCGGCTTGAATTGATGCCTGTTCATCAAATGTGGCAGATAATGCCAGCATTGCGGCATCAAAATCTTTTGTCTTAATAATGTTTTCATCTAGCGGCACACCGAGTTTTTTCAATGCACCAAAATTCCCATCCAGTGCTTTGGCAATTGCCTCGGTTGTTGCGGTCAAACTTTTTCCCGAACCGGCACTGACATCAAGTGCAATTTGTTGCAATCTTTGCGCTTCGGTGACATCTTTTGTCGATCTGATCAACCTGTCTAGCGATGGCCTCAAATCGTTATCGGTCACGCCTGTGGCCAAAGCTGTTTTTGTTACATAAGCCTCAGTGGCTGCAATTTGGGCATTTGTTGCACCGGTAACGTTTTGCAATGTCGTGGCCAATTTAGCTTGTGCGGCTTCATCTTCAATGGCTGATTTCACTCCATCAATGAGCAATTTGCCGGCATAGGCAGCTGCGGCTGCTCCAGCTGCGGCAAAGGCTAAACCGGCTTTTTTGCCAAAATCACCGAGCTTCGATCCAAAGCCTTCAACCTCATTCGATCCAGCGGTTAAATTCTTTTTGAGGTTATCAATATCAGCAAGAATGGAGAGCTTGAGTGTCCGTGATCCACCTAGTGCCATTTCACCACTCCTTCAAAATCTTTGAAAACGCTGCTTCCCATTGAGCGATGATCTGAGGTTGTTCAGCTCTCAAGGTTGGATAGATAAAGTATCCTCGGGAGCCACGGCCTTCACGGCCAGACCACACCGGGAATTGTTTGAATTTATTTGATCCGAATTCATAACCGCCCCAAAGCATTTGAGTTGTACCACCACCGCTAAATTTCTGAGATACAAAACCAAATGAAAGCTCGCCAACCTTTGATGACTTGCTCACGCGCGAACCTGCCGCAATGCGTGATGCTGCCGCATTTGGCCGGCTGTTAGCTGCCGAAATAATTTGGCCTTGCAGAAAAGTGGCCAATCCATTTGAAACTTTTTTGGCCTCGGCAACAGCTTCATCATCCATGCCTTTGAAAGCACCGATAATGCCACGCAATTGGCTCTTGTCGTAGCTGATTGGATCAGTTGCCATTTCTTATCCTTAAAATTTCAATCGCGGTTGCAATATCTTGATCTGTTACAAATTCCGATCTTGACAAACCTGTGGCGATTGCTAATTCCCAAAGAGTCCGGTTTATTGATCCGGATTCGTAGCTTTTGGGTTTGTGCTTTCCCCCATGTCAATGTCGGTTACGCCTTCACACCACGCCTCAAAAGGCTTGACAGCTTTACCGGCTGACTCGCGTTTCATTGCGTGATAAGCCAAAAACATCAAATCAGAAATGCCCAATTTCTCGGCCACTTGCTGGATAGTGTTTCCGGTTTTCTGTTCCCATTTCATCCACTCCGGTGGGAGAGCTACATAGGTTTCTCTCTCACCGGATGTGAATTCAATCGTGATTGCTAGTTTCATGCTCCCGATCTCCTTAATTAATCGTTAAGTAGTGGCGTAGTTACACAAGTAAATGCCAAAGAAACTGTTTGCGCATCTGGAGCCGTGCCGCCAGCTGATGGAAAAATCGGCTGAACGCTAAATGTAAAAACCGCTCCAGTTTCGGCTGTTAATGAAACAGGCAATGCTGTATTTGGTGCAGATGATGCAGATGTCCAAAGTGCCTCGCATAATGAACCTACAGCACCCCAATCAGCTAACATTTCTACGGCAAACGATCCCTGTGAATCGGTCGTAAAAAAAGCCTTTCCATCGAGAAGCTGATATGTATTTATTGTTGAATCAATCGTCAAAATTGCTGATGTGGCTTGAGCATCATACGAATCACCATCAATGGTGAATGTGATATCTCTGCCGGTCACGATTGTTGTTGGCATGATTTCTCCTTAGTTGGTGTAGTAGGTGCTGACTTGTAAATCGGCCGTAAGATACTTACCGGCACCGATTTCCAATGGCTGTGGGTTGCTTACATTGCCGACTGTATAACCACCCGGCATTGTGCTGATGATGCTGATCATCAATTGTTCAAGATTGTCCAAAGCTGCGGCATTGTTTGAATAACCAACAACACCGGTCACATTAAAAT